AAGACACCCACCCACAAACGACAAAGGACAAAGTAAATGACAACAACATTAGTAGAATCTTTAAACAAGATCTACCCGAACTTAAGTGACAGTATCTTTACTGTTGCAGCTCAGCAGATGAACGATGAACTCTCATCTTCTCTCGACTCACTAGTTCAACCACAGGGTAAAGTTGGCAATCGTCCAACACCCAAGACAAAGGTTATTCCAGTGATATCAGCAGATGCATTCGTAGGGGAAGACTCTACATACAAGCGCCCTAATGGTGACAAGTACCATGCCCGCAAGTGGGGAGAGCATGACGACGTCATGGTCCTTCGCGAAGCGCGCAAGAACCAGCAGTACATTCTTCTGTACGGAGCTCCAGGTTGTGGCAAGACTGCACTCGTTGAAGCTGCGTATGGTGATGAAGTTATCACTGTTCTTGGTACTGGCGATACAGAACTATCAGACTTCATTGGTGGGTATGTGCAAACACCTACAGGTGGATTCGAATGGGTCGATGGTCCGTTGCTTCGAGCTGCCGAAGAAGGCAGACCATTCTTCATTGATGAAGGTGGGCTTGTTGACCCTAAGGTCATGGCAGGTGTATATGGACTCATGGATGGTCGTGGTGAGTACACTGTCACTGCAAACCCAGAGCGCGGAACTGTAAAAGCTAAGGAAGGGTTCTACGTAATCGCAGCAACCAATCCGAATGCTCCCGGAGTTCGACTCTCTGAAGCTCTTCTATCTCGCTTCGTAATACAAGCAGAGATGACTACCGACTGGGTGCTTGCCAAGAAGCTTGGCGCACCTCAACAGATTGTGACAGTTGCACAGAACTTGTCACGTCGTCAGCAATCAGGTGAAACTGGCTGGTGCCCACAGATGCGTGAACTACTCGCATTCCGTGACATCACAAAGACATTTGGCACCAAGTTCGCAATTGCGAACATCATCGCAGCAGCTCCAGAACTGGACCGCCCCGTCGTTGCGGATGTGTTCACTAGAGTCTACGGTGAAGGTTGCCAACCAGCCAAGATTTAATCTTGGCTGTGGGCCGGAGGGGTTCTCGGTGTGGGTGCCTGGGACCCCTCTACACCTGATATAATTAACTCATCAATCAATGACGGAAGGATAGACATGGGACACATTAAGTATTCCGCGACACGCGCGGAGCGCACTCCAGCTGAGTGGCTCCCCGTTGGCGCACAGATTGGCAACCTTGTCAATATCTGGGCAGGACGCTCAGACATCGTTGCATACGTAGGACCCGGAGCTGGAGGACCAACCCCAGCTTGCTTCAACCCACCTGTGGCTGAAGTCGAGGTCAATGTTGATATTGCGTTCGGCGCAGGTACTTCACCAGAGACTATTGGTGACCTAAGCAAGCGCGACACACTTTTCGATTGGCCGAAGGCTGCAGGTGCTATCTTCCATGAGGCACTCCATGCTCGCTACTCGCGCTTTAATCTTGAGAAGGCTCTTGAAGAACTTTCAATGAATGAGTACAGAGCCCTTATGTCTCTCGAAGAATCACGCATCGAACATCATGGTGTTGTGAACTTCCCAGCTAACAGAGTCTTCCTTCGCGCTTGCGCGTTGGAAATCGTTCTACATGACATCAACGCATCTGCAGATGAGCACTTGTCTCATGGCGTGCGTGCAGTCGCAGGACTCGCAGCTCTTACTTGCGCTCGTGCAGATGCAGGTTCACTTGACAATGCAGATGTTGCAGAGATCAAAGCTATCATCGTCGACTTTCTTGGCGATGAAGTCTACGCAAGTCTTCGTGATATATGGATTCGCTTCCAAGCGCATGACAATCACACAGACCCACGCAACCTCTACGAACTTGCTCGCGAGTGGGAAAAGCTTCTTGCAGACCTTGCTGTCGAGCGCGGTGAACCAGAGAAGCCAACTCCAGGAGGACCTGGGTCAGAGATTCTTGTCATTGTTGATGGCATCATCGAAGACATTAAGGAAGCTCTTGATGAAGCTGCAGGTGACGTTGCAATTGCTGTTGGTGATGAAGTCGAGAACCAGGAGCAGAAGGAAGATTGGCAGAAGGTTGTCGACATGCGTTCCCAAGCTGCAAGTCAGCAGAAGGACCACAAGAAGGTTGCGAATGATGTCTTTGGCAAGACTACTTCCGAGATGGGAGTCACTGCAGGCAGTCGTTCACGTCTTGCTGAGATTCGTGAGCCACTACCTTCTGAGCGTGCAGCAGCAGTCAAGATTGCGAATCTCTTAGAACGTGCGAAGTATCGTGAGCGCGATGAACACGAGATCTCTAGTATTCTTCCACCAGGACGTCTCCGCACTCGTTCGATTGTGCAGGAAGCTGCATATCGCGCTCAAGGTTCAATGCAGCATGCAGAACCTTGGAAGCGTACAGTTCGCAAGCACACAGATGACCCAACACTCAAGATTGGTGTGATGGTAGACATCTCAGGCTCAATGTCTTCTGCGATGAATCCCATGGCAGTTACTGCATGGGCGATGTCTGAAGCAGGTCGACGTGTTCAAGCGCAGACTGCTATGGTCTACTATGGCGAAGATGTATTCCCTACACTCAAGCCAGGTCAGCACCTTGACAAGGTTAACGTCTATACTGCGCCTGATGGAACTGAAAAGTTCGACAAAGCATTCAAGGCTCTTGATGGTGGACTTAATCTTCTACATGGCACTGGCGCTCGACTACTTGTAGTTGTGAGCGATGGTTGCTACACAGATGCAGAGCGTGACTATGCGAAAAAGTGGGTGCGTGAATGTGACAAGGCAGGTGTTGCAGTTCTGTGGCTACCGTTCGACAAGTACGAGCGCAGTGGATACGCAGACAGAATCACTTCAGGAACATCAGCAGTAGTTCTTGCAAAGGTTCAGGACCCAACGGATGCAGCAGTGACTATCGGTCAGGCAGCTGCGGAAGCTCTATCAAAGATTGGTCGCAGGAACGCGGCCTAACAACATTCCGGTGCGGGAACTCTTCCGTCAAAGCATACCTGCACCGGAGCTAACTTAATGACAAACGACAAACAAAGGACGAACATGAAAACCAAACTAGCAATCACCGGAATCATTCTTGCTCTTGCGGCAGGGCTGACTCCATCAGCGCAGGCAACGCAACCAAAGACTCTAGTCATCATTGACTCCGGATTCAACACGCAGCTCCCGTTCTTTGCGGGCAAGGTAGTTGATGAGGCATGCTTTATCGAGCACGGCAAGTGTCCTAACGGGCAAGCATCAATGACTGGCCCAGGTGCAGCAGCACTAGCGGCAACGGACGGAGCTAAGGACAGGACGTTTAATCACGGCACGCAGATGGCGTCGGTAGCTAACGCGGTCAACCCTTCTGCTAGATTCGTGTTGATTCGTATCATCGGCAAGTCGGACAAAGGCTTCGCCAATACGTACACAACCAAAGCGGTGCAGCTTGCTCTTGATTGGGTTGCGGCTAACTCAGCTCGACTAAACGTCGGTGCAGTCTCTATCTCAATGGGACGGGCGTACAAAGAAGCGGCATGCCCTATTGAAACTCCACTGCAGTCTCGTATTGTAGAGCTTAAGGCAAGCAACATTGGTGTGTTCACAGCAGCGGGCAACCGTTCGAACCAAATCAAAGTTGACTATCCGGCATGTATACCAGAAGCAATTACGGTAGGAGCAACGGATACGCGCTACACGATTCGTGCAGTCACCGGTTGGGTGTATCCAATCATGCCAAACTCTAACGGTGGCGCGGACCTAGATCTCTACGCTTTAGGCCGTCACAACACGACTTTGCTTGATGGGTCAAACACCCTTGTGCTTGGAACATCAGCAGCAACGGTTGCGGTGGCGTCTAAGTGGACTCAGTCCCTCTCAGAAGGTGGAACATACGACTCCCTATGGGCAACCATCCAGTCCAAGCTGGACAAGGCTTACCGTTCGGTCACAGATGTGGTCCAAAAGCAGTACAACCTGATATAATTAACTCGTTCAAGGGTGCTAGCCACTAGTTAAACTAGGCGGAACATGCGACGCCCGAGTCCACGTCTCGCAAGAGACCTCTGGCAAGATTGGCCGAAGTATCACCGCGGCCCTTGAACACCTAAACGACGAAAGGACGACCATGCAAACAAAGGCACGCAGCTTTATACGGCGCGGTGACGATATCTTTTGCGCTACCGATGACCAGCACGACTACATCCACGAGTACGTAGAAGACTCAAAGCTTGGCGACTGGTACCAATGTCGCTATTGCGATGCGTTCCAGGTGGGTTAACCATGGCTACGGAAAGAGTGTGGTACGCGTCACCTAACGGTGACTGGTGGGTTGGCTCGGATGCGGACTACGTATTCGTACTCAAGGAATCAGACTTGCCGGAAGGCATCGAGCTTGAATCCATTGAAGGCGACAAGTTCGAGGACATCATCACGAAACACGGCTCTACTGTGTACATCGAGACAGAGTAACCTGATATAATTAAACCAACGCGGCAGGGAAGCACTGGTGGTCAAACAACCACCTTCTGCAGAAGGCACGAAACAATCCCAGCTCCTGCCGCGTCCTAACATTCAAACGACGGAGGACAACATGGCAGTACAGATTTCAGACGGCAACGCGTTTGCCATCATTGCGGCAGGTCAGCGCGAGTTAAAGAAGCTAGGTCGCCACGATGAGATTGCGGCCTTCACTGAAGAGATGACGGCTGGCGATTACGCCCAGCTGCTCTTCACATTCTTCCGCTGGTTCCCAGAAGCTGAGCTTGTGCAGTGAGCGGCGAGCTACCGGTCCTTATGACTCTTGACTGTAAAGGTCCAGGGCGTCCGTGGAACTCTTTAACAAAGGACCAGCGTCTTAACTGGTTTCTTTTTAGAGATCAAAGTCCCGAGCTCTTCTGCGGCGAGTCTACCGTCATCATCGACACATCTACTCCTGATGACTTCTGGCCAGAGTACTGCCCGAAGTGCCGGACAGATGTTAACTGGGACATTGCAGTCGTTGAAAAGATGCAGGAGCTAGAAAAGCGGCTAAGTACCGGCTTTGCTCCTGAAAACATGATATAATTAACTTATAACGAATTACGTTATAAGTTGATTGGAGCTTAAGATGAAGATGTATGAATTCGATGTAGTTACTGAAGAGATCAGCCTAGACCAAACAGTTGAAAATCTCCTAGGAATTGATGGAGTAATTTCAGTTCAGATTTTGGAAAGCGCGAACGGCGCGAATAGCTGGCCAACAATTAAGCTTACCGCTTCACCTTCTGAAAAATTCTACCAAAGTCTCTCAGAGATTTTTCCAGATTACGAAGATGGCGAAATAAAGTAAGTTGTTGCGAGAGGCCAGGGCGCGAAAACGCTCTGGCTTTTCGTAATATTTTTATTATAAACATGATATAATTCATTTATTAACGAATACGTTAATATAACGACTGGAGACATCATGTCCGCACAAATCAAAATCATCGAAAAAACCGCTGACGCACTCGTTCTTGAAATCGACCCAATGCTTTTCAACGACCTTGACGCTGCCGAAAACAACGACGTCTACAACGTCCAAATCAACTTCACTGACACTGACTACGACTGCGAATTCGACGACTGCAACAAAAAAACCTTGCCGTCAATTTCGTTCCTCGACGACTCGCCTGTCCAGTCCATCATGACTAACTGCCTGTCACATCAGCCACAAGCTCTCCGCGACTTTATCGCAGCCCTGTAACCTGCCGCGACTGGCCCAGCTCACGCTGGGCCTTTCGTATTTATTTTATTATAAACATGATATAATAAACATATTACAAACTAACGAATTGGAGATTTCATCATGCAAAACACAAACGACTTCGCGTCTTCCGTAGCTTTTGAATTTATTTCTGAATCCGGCTTTACAAACATCGAATACATAAATACTTCGTACCCTAACTCTTACGACACCTACATGACTTTCCGTATCCCTGCCGACTCATCTGGCTTTCTCGATCTTTACTTTAACGCCGATACTGACGAAAAACTCGAAAACGACGTTTATTCTTTTCTCGCTAATCCTTCTGAAATCGCTGCAAATCTCAACCCTGCTGCGATTTCTAAACTTCAATCTCTGTTTCCTGATTACATCTAAACGCTCGCGCCGCGCAGCTCACAACTGCGCGGCCCTTCGCGTATTTACAAAAAACATAATAAACATGATATAATTAACTTATTACAAATTACGAATTGGAGATTTTCATGACAACCACACAAACAAATATCCGTAATAACAATTACGACTCATACGCAAAAATCGACTTCACTACTGATTACGTCGACTCTGAAATCGACTTCGACTTTTCTGAATTCTCTCTTCTTCTCGCAAAAACAAACGACACACTCATTTCTTGCGACGCTTGCTCTGCCAGCTTCAACATTACGACTCCGTTCTACACAATCGACTCTTCCGTCGCCTTCTGCGCTTCCCACTTGCCAACTGCACTCCTCGACGAAATTAACATTTTATAAACGTTCGTATTTATAATTAAACATGATATAATTCAATTATTACAAAAACAAACAAAGGGGCCTTTCATGCAAAATGCAAACGATTTCGTAAAAACAACTGCAACTATGCCTGCACTCTCAAATCACGACGTCAAGCTCAACGACGCTTTCTGCGTCGCCGTAGCTCTACAATTTCTTGCCGAACGCTTTCCTAACTCGCCTATCACACTCGTTTCCACCGTCAATGCCGGCTACAACGATTATCAAATCCTGAACATCCCTGCCGAACATCTTGACCACTTCATCGGCCATTCCGGCTTCGACGAATTCGACGACAACGAAACTTTCGTTCCGCTCGAAAATAACGTTTACGCTCTCTACACTGACTTCGCCGAACTTTCGTATAACCTCGAAACTCAAATCGACGTCGACACGTTCGAATAAACTATCGCGTCCGCGCGGCCTCTGCTCTGCATGCCGCGCGTTTCGCGTAGGCATTTATTAAAAACCATGATATAATTAACCTAACAACACCTACGGATTGGAGATCCAAATGACCAGCATGACAAACAGCCTCTCGCTCGGTGAGAACGCAGTGCAGCAGATTATCGACGCCGCAGACCGCGACGCTGATGGTGAGCTAAAGTTCCTCGTTAAGGAAGAAATGTTCAGCCTCGCAGGCGAAGTTGAAATCGAAGACTTCCTAAAGTCTCTCGACATCGAGGCTGTAATTCATACCGCAGTCGAAGAGTTCCGCACAAAGTTCACAGAGCTTCTAAACGAGTCAATCCAAGACATAGAAGACTAAAGCAGGTAGGGGCGCCGAAAGGCGCCCTTACTTGTCATACCTATATGATATAATTAACTTACAACGACGAAAGGAAACACAATGAAGTTTACAAAAGATCTTGAAGCATCCGTAGGGACTTCCCTTCAAGGGTACACAGAGACTACTCTGCGTAAGCTCGTCGAAGTATTCGGCGAACCTGAGTACTACGGTGAAGGCGACAAGGTAACCACTGAATGGTGTCTTAAGTTTGACGACGGAACTGTCGCAACTATCTATGACTGGAAGCGTTACGAAGATGGGACGCCTGAACTCGATGAAATGTATCATTGGCATGTAGGCGGAGAGTCGCCTATCGCACTCGCTACTGTCGAGCACCAAATACGTGTACATTTTCTAGTGTAACATGTTATAATTAACCAACAAACGACGAAAGGACTACCGTGAGTAAAAGCAAAATGGTTTACGTTTCAAGTCTCTCTGTTGAGGACCTCGAAGAAATGACAGAGCGAACATTCTCTTTCGAAGAGCTGGCAAAGCTTTCCGAATTAGTGAAGGACGCTATCGACCAGGCACTTGAAGATTTCTTGAATCACAACTAATGAAAAGAATCTATAAGAAATCTTTGGTGCAGCAGCGTCAGCATCTCACACTACCTAGCGTAGTTGCTACTGCGCTCGGTCTTATTCCTGCGAAGGAAAGAGAACTACGTGCGGCTTACATCTACGCTCTTCGAGCTAAAGGCTGGACGCTTCAAGCTGTGGGAGACTCATTAGGAGTTACACGCGAGCGGGTGCGACAACTTGAAACTCAAGCTATCCCCGAGTTGGTGTACCTAGTGCAGCAAGCTCCAGGAAGCTATCCAGTTCCAGAGTTACCGACTGAAGAAGTTATAGTGTACTCCGGAGCGGAGCATACAGAACCGAAGCCAGAAACTCTTGCTCGACTAAAAGAGCTACAGCCAATCGCACAATCGATTCGGTGGGACCACACAAAAGGAAGAGCTGAAGCTGAGGAGTATACCGCTCTCCTCTGGGAAGCTCATACTCAGCAAGGTGTGAGCGTCTACCGTCTTGCAAAGCTTCTGGGTATTACCCATGGCGCGATACAGTTTAGATTTACTCGGTACGGTTACAAGGAAACTAAGACTGGACAGAGCAAAGCTTACAAAGTTATTAAAAGAGAGAATCGACCAAATAATGAGTAACCCACTGTACGAACTTGTAAATGTGTACGATGCTGATGGCAAGTGGCTTGGTCAGTTCGTGAATGAAGACGTCGCTAAGGCGTGGCTTCACAAACATGGAAAAGACGTCCTGGTTCACGAGATATCAGACCGCAGACCCGAGAGGAAAGAAAAGAAATGAGCTTAGATCCAAACAAACTTCAGATTGTTGATGCGGACTATCATCGCAATGGAGTAGCTGGGCTACCCTTCAAGGTTGCGGTAGTTGATGACGCAAACGAATCTGATATGAAGCTGGTCATCATGTTCGAGGCTGAGGGTCATACCGCAGTCCTGTCCCTGAACAAGCTCATGGAGGAGGACATCTCCTTCGGTTCAAATTCCTACCGGGGTGATCTATATGAAGCGGCACTCCGGTCTGAGCTCTGGGAAGAATAGTCTTCAAATGTAGTACTATTATATAGTTCTACCTGATATAATTATCTTACTAACTACTAATGATTGGAACCTCTAATGTTGAATCAACAAACACCCTCAGAAATCTTTAACCAAGTATTCAAAGATGTCCCAGGAAAACCATTCTCAGAGATCTACAGCAACATAGGATTTGCAGGAATCAATGATGAAGACCGAGTTGAGGGTGGCATCAAGGAATTTGATGGCACAATTCAGTATTGGCACCCTTCTCTACCCCAAGACACAGCAGTAGTAATAGCAATGCATGATGGTCAAGGGTTCCTCCTTCGGTACCCAGATAATACTTACCACCACCTAGATATCGGTGGCTATGAAGAGATTGATGGTATCGAGTACCTATCCCCAGAATCAGTGGATGAAGATGAAGAAAGATACCTATACTTCCTCCAAGATATCCTAAATAAAGAAAGTACTTTCTGGGCTTATGGTCTCATCACAGATGAAGAAGTCCAAAACAGAATCCTCAGCGGTGAGTTTGATGAGCTAAAGGAAACTCTCCCAGATACATACTAAGTACCTAGTTGAAGGTACCCTACTCACCAGTAGGGTACCTTTAGCTAAGTTACTGGTGGGTATGGCACTATCTTCCTGATTTACCTGATATAATTAGCTTATCACCACAACCGGTGAAAACGACGGAAGGACACAAAGTGCAGACAAAATGGTGCCTAGTAAAAGTATCCGATGGAACACGCGGAGCTCTAGGAAAGAAGAAAGTTTACGAACTTTCAGTTGATGGAAATTCGTTTACCGCAGTGTGGGGAATGGCAGAGAAGCCAAGTCGCCAACGTCAGGTAAAAACGTTTTCAAGCGCACAAGGAGCACGTTGGGCAGCGATGGATAAGATCCAATCAAAGCTCGACAAAGGTTACACAATCGCTTACTCAGCTTAACGCGGAGAGGCCAGGGCAGTTCGCTGCTCTGGTCTTCTCTCTGTAAGTATGATAGTTTCGTTCTAACAAAGGAGAGTCATGGAGTCGATTGTGGAAGAAGAAGTCCAGCTCGAACAAGAAGCGAAAGAAACTTTTTCCAGCTGGGTCGAATGCGACTCGTGCCGTGTTGCTCGCGCTGTATGGAAGATTACTGGAGCTAACGGAGAGATCTACCTCTGCGGTCATCACAAGAATCGTAGCGAGGCAGCTCTTACTAAGTGGGCGATTAGCTTCGTTGAACTGGACCAAAAGCTTACCTAGCCTGATATAATTTACTCAATGACGAAAGGACGCACGATGGAATACAACATTAAAATTGATAATGCTGATTTAATAATTATCCTTGCCGCTCTTGGCAAGCAGAAAGCTACGTACGAGAACCTTGGCATGCATGAGGCAGCTCATGAAGTTTCAGACCTCCTTGTTAAGTTTCGTGCATCGAAGCCAGCTCATGCGGAGGCTCTGTAATGGGTGAATACTGCGACTACTGCTCTCGCCAAATCGACGACTGCATGATAGCTAAAAACACTTCGCTAACAGACTACGCGGTGATGCTTGTTATGAAGGAGCAGGTTGGCTACGCCGAGTCTGTAGACAGAGTTATCCAGCAATGGCGACAACATGCATTGCCTATCTGCGATGCCCTAGCTCTCTCATGAGTGACTCGTACTACGCAGGAGATCCAGTAGCGCTGTCAACTTCAACTAAAGGAGACATGGAGCTAGAGTGCGGCAATGACCCTTGCCGCTTTGAGCAAAGCGTTACAGTAGAACAAGAGTATTCTCACGGAATCACAGAGTGGTATGCGTACTGGACTTGTTCCGCATGCGGCGAAGCTAATTCACGTGATGGATGGTTCGACCCCAATGACACTAACTAGGAAGGAAAACCAATGAGCGTAGTAGCTACATTGTTAAAGAACAAAGCTCCACAGGCAGCTTGGCTTGTAACCGTAAAGGACCTCGCCACCGGTGAGTCTCGTCATGCAGCTCACACTTCTCTTGGCGCTGCCAAGAAGACTGCGGTAGCTTTCACCAACAGCCTCCTCGACCTCAGTCGAACACGCCTGCCATGGGTAGAGGACGAAGCACAAAAGGCTGATGGAATCCAGTACTTTAGAGCAGAGGTTGACGGATAAACCTGATATAATTATCCTAACGACGAAAGGAAGTAGGATGAACACTCAGGATATTCTTGACGCCATCAACTCTGGTTCAATGGACTCAGACCTTGGCAAGATTAAGGACGCCATTGCTTTACGTACCCCAAAGGCACGTGCGGCACTAACCATCAATGACTACAACATTGGTGCGCGTGTACGTTTCAATGAGTCCACAGGAACTCGTTACATGGTTGGGCAGTACGCCACAATCTCAGGGAAGAACCGTACAAAGGTTACTGTTCGACTTGAGACACCTATGGGTAGATTCGCAAGGGTAAACCCAACAACAGGCGCGGTTGACTCTGCAAATGTGACAGTGCCAATCGCAATTATAGATCTCGTCTAAATAGACGTAGTCCGGGCGCTTAGGATACAGTTTTCCTAGGCGCTTGGACACATCTAGGGGAGAACCATGACTACGCTTGCGGCAATTCAAGGTGATGGCTGGTCAGTCATCGGCTGTGATTCACGAGCATCTGATGAGGACGGTCGCTTCATGGACCTTGCGACTCATAAAATCGTAGACAACAATGGAGTTCTCATTGCTGTGTCTGGTGCATCGCGTGGTGGAAACATTGCGCAGTTCGGTTGGAAACCTCCAACTCCTACTCGTAGCGAAGACCTCGACGTTTTTATGACAAAAAAATTCATACCGTCACTTCGCAAAGCTTTCGTTGATGCTGGGTTCGAAGGTAAAGAAGACGGTGATGCAGCTTGGCACGATTCTAACTTAATAGTTTCAGTACGCGGAGTCATCTATCCTATCTTTAATGATTACAGCTGGGACAGAGAAGCTAGGAACGTTTACTACTCAGGGAGTGGTGGCGATATAGCTCTTGGAGCTCTCGAAGCTCTTAACTTCCAAAGGGTTAAGACACCGGAGGCTGCCGAGAAAGTATTGCGGAGAGCTATTGAAGCTGCTTGCAAACATGACATCTACTCCGGTGGAGAGATTCATACGTACATACAAGAAGAGTAATGGTACTTGCGGGTAACATTACCTGATATAATAGATATATCAAATGACGAAAGGACAAAGAAAATGTCTACAGATCTATCAAAAGAAACCTACATAGTCACTACTCCTGCATGCGGAATGTGCGGTGAGCAGGGAGTTGTCGAAGTTCCAGCTATTGGATTCCTTGAGTGGAATTTCGGTAAGCTGATTCAAGAGGCTTTCCCAGACATGGACATTGCAATTCGTGAACAAATGATTTCTGGCATACATCCTAAGTGCTGGTTAGAGATGACCGGAGGGTAGTAATGACTAATGCTTCATACGCACCAGTACACGATATTGACTGGGACTTCCCCCTATGGAGTGAGATACTTCCAGGATTATTTCTTGGTGGAACAGATGATGATGACACGATTGAGGATGCAGCAAACATTCATACATCTCGTGCTATCACTAAAGATGATTTCGATACGGTAGTAACTCTTTACGCTTGGGCAAATCCAGTTGACTGGTTTGTGCAAGAACTTCGTTATGGCTTTTACGACTCAGGTCTTGAGGGCAATGCGGATTACGCTTCACTTCATGAGGCAGCTGCATTTGCACATGCCGCTTGGAAATCTGGCAAGCGAGTATTGATTCGTTGTCAAGCTGGGATTAACCGTTCTAGCTTAACGATGGGTCTTGCCCTCATGCTTGAAGGATACTCTTCTGCTGATGCGATTCAGTTGATGCGGGACAAGAGATCTAACGCAGTGTTACTCAACAACGATTTTGTTGACTACCTACATATTAAGGACACAACTACAAATGAAAAATAAACTGCATGTCGCTTACGACGACATCTACTTAGACTGGAAGCTTGGTGGGCCAGATAGCTCACACCCAACTAATCCAGTCAGAGCTAAGTACGCTACGGAGCTTATTGCTGAAGACAGAGACATCGTTCTTGTAAAACCAGATATTCAAGCTGGAGACAGAGAACGTGTTGAGTCTATTCACGATATGAAATATGTATCTGATGTTATTGACCGCGGTAAAGGTGGGCAATGGTACCCAGATAATAAGCACATGGGACAAGTAGCTCTTCATATGTTTGCGGGAACTGTTCGTCTCACTGAGAAGATGTTAGCTGGCGAGCTGAAGGTTGGCTTTAATCCTCAGGGAGCTAAGCATCATGCGCAGTACGACCACTCATCTGGTTTCTGCGTATTCAACGATATGGCTTGGGCTGCACGTGAATTCCAGAAGAACGGTATGAAAGTTATGTACATCGACTGGGACGCACATCACGGCGATGGCGTCGAGAACTTACTGTCAGGCTCTGCCGATTTGGTTACCTGCAGCATTCACGATTCTGTTATCTTCCCGGGCACTGGGCTAAAGGGACACTTCCCTGAGCTCGGAGTTTATAACTGGGCATTAGACCCAGCAAGCGGTGATGATGAGTTTCGTAGAGCTATGGGAGAAATCGAACAACTTGCTGATACGGTAAAGCCAGATGTTGTTTTAGTAGCTACAGGAGCTGACGCACATAAGTCAGATCCACTATCTACTTTACAATTTGACTATCCTGGATATGAAGATGCAGCTGCGACAGTCGGTCGTATTGCTTCTGCCTATTCGGAAGGTCGTGTACTCATCGGGGGAGCTGGTGGTTATCAACCGTTCGACCATACTCCAGCTATCTGGGCAAGCGTAGTCTCAAAGATTCATGACGAAGTTATGATTTTTTCATGATATAATTAGCCTACTCAGCCAGGTTATTGCATTTCCTCGGCTGAGGGTCTCGCGGATGTACTCCAATCCATCTGCTAGAGACGCCTTTCTGGGGAGAGAAGCTAGACTTAACCGTCTAGCTTCTTTCTTTTTAATGTACTATAGTACACATGGCTAAAAGTCTAATGGAACAGCTCGCGCATCTCCCTGAGGAGCAGCGTAATGAAATCCTTGCGGGTTTCGACCCAGATAATCTCCTTTGGGACTGGTCAGTGTGGGGACGCCCTGAGCAACAAGCTCCGCCAGGTGATTGGAACATCTGGGCTTACATCGCCGGTCGCGGAGCTGGTAAGACTCGTACCGCAGCCGAGTGGGTGCGTGAAGAAGCTAAGTACACAACAAATGGCCAACGCCGTTTTGCTTTGGTAGCTCGTACAGCTGCTGACGTACGTGACGTAATCGTTGAGGGTGAATCTGGAATTATTAACGTAACTCCTCCAAGCGAACGTCCATTGTACGAACCATCTAAGCGAAGACTAACTTGGCCCAACGGCAATACGGCAACATGCTTCACAGCTGATGAACCAGACTCACTTCGTGGTCCGCAATTCACGCACGCCTGGGGAGATGAGGTTGCAGCCTGGAGACAAACTCCTGATGCAGCTGGCATGACAGCCTTCGACAACTTACGCGTTGGTACTCGTCTTGGCGCGAATCCAAAAATTATGATTACGACAACTCCTAAGCGTGTGCCGCTTCTTTACCAGCTCATCGCTGAAGCTGAGAAGACTGGCAAGGTAGTTATTACAAAAGGTTCTACACTAGACAACAGCGGAAACCTTTCTCAAGCTTACATCGACGCAATCGTTGGAGTGTACGAAGGAACTCGCTTAGCTGCACAAGAGCTCTACGGTGAGATGCTTTCAGATGTTGAAGGAGCTCTCTGGACACAGGAGCTCATCGACCGCGGTCGAGAGATGCAGTTGCCAATGGGAACTCCTTTGCGATGCATTGGCGTTGACCCATCAGTAGCCGAGAATCCTAGAGACGAATGCGGCATAGTCGTTGTAGCTTCTACCGGTGAACGAGACTTATACAAACGACAGAGCTGGGTACTTGAGGACGCGTCCATTCACGGTTCACCAGAGGTCTGGGCTAACAAGGTAGTGCAAATGGCTCGCAAGTGGGGTTGCCCTGTGGTAGCCGAAGTAAACCAAGGTGGTGCGCTGGTTCGCAACGCCATTAACACAATTGACCCAACTGTAAAGGTCCTTGAGGTCCACTCCAAGTACGGCAAAGCCCTACGCGCTGAGCCAATCACGCTTGCCTACGAACAGAACCGTGTCCACCACGTTGGCTACCTGGGCGACCTCGAGTCCCAGATGTGCGCTTGGATTCCAGGCGAGGGTAAATCCCCAGACCGAGTCGACGCCCTGGTCCATGCCCTCACAGCCCTCCTTATTAAACCACCTGCAGGTTTCGTTGGTGGAACCATTAAGGCTAAGAGCCATTCGGCTAAACGTATGCCTAGCTTCCGTGGCGGGGGAACATTTAAGGTCAGGTAGTGCCATTTTCCCCATTTACCTGTTATAATTAACTATAACGACCACGGAAAGGGACGAAAATGACTCAAAAAATCAACTTTGAAATTGAATGCGGCATATGCTTTGCAGAGGCGCATCACCTGCCAGCTTTGTACACAGACCCTTCTAACATGTGCGAATCGCACAGAGCGGACTGGGTGTAAAAATGACAACAGCAGTCAAGCACCCAATCGGTACATCAGTTACCTACATGTACACCTTTTACGGTATGGCTCCAGTCTTCCATGACTGCCGCTCATATGATGAAGCTTGTTCATGGGCGGTTACCTATGAAGGTTCAGTTGCTCACACTGGTGGGCTTAAGTGGTGGGGAGTTCGTCCATGAGTACTACATTTCCAGCAAGTGATAAGCAGATTACATTTATTAACGAGCTGCTTGACTCACGTGATTTGCCTACGGGTGACCCAATCATCCAGCAATTTATCGACGACCGCTTCACTGCGCTGAGCACCATTACTAAGCGTTCAGCCTCTGCGGTAATCTCTATGCTGCTTGGCTTGCCTAAGCTAGCGGAGTCTACATCTGAGCTTCAACGCGCCTTGGGTAGTATCCCAAAGTCTAAGTATGCAGTCCCCGTTGATGAGCTAGACATTGCTCCACTCCAGGACACTCCTCTTACGGGTGACCTGCTCTTCGTTGAGGTTCGTGAGTATGAGAAGGTTCTTTTCATGCGTCGCCTTACTGGCTCAGTTGGTGGGTTTAACCGAGACAAGATGCCTGCCGCTGATGTAAAGATCGTTGCTGACATCATTGCCGCACATCCTTACAAGTACGCTCGCCTTTTCGGTGAGCACTATGCTTGCTGCGGTAAGTGTGGCGCTGAGCTCACAGACCCAACCAGCCGTTCATTCTTCCTAGGACCTGAATGTCGAAAGGCATTCGGGTGCTAAGGTTTACTTTTCCTGATTATCCCAATATAATTATCTTAAATGACGAAAGGACACAAAATGAAAATCAGTAACTTCCGAGGACACAAGTACCGTCGCTACACCGTAGCTCTACGTCTCCTAGCTTTAGCTTGGATTCCGTACGCAGCTCACACATTCTTTATCTATCCAGGTGTTGCTTCGTTCCTTGCGGCTTCATTCCTTGTAGCTGGTGGAGCTATCCCATTGTGGGTAATGTCTCGCCACACGGAGTACATCGCAAAGGAAGAATTCGCAAACCTTCGCGCACTTCGCAAGAACCAGCCGAAGACTCTTCTTGGAGTCGTAGGTCCAAAGAAAGATTAAGTTTACAAGTAAAGGTAGAAGGATTATAGTCTACCCTAACATGGAGGACAAATGACGCAAGGAACAAATCAGCGTGAGCAACAGTACGTTCGTGGGGTCTGCCCACTATGCGGTGAGACTGATGTCTTGCTTTACGCTCACAATGACATACTTGTGTGTGCTACTGACTACCGTACACTTATCCGTGGTGTCGCATGGACGCAACCTTGCGACAAGTGTGGAGCTCCTAAAGCTGTGCGGGATCCAGCTCATCGTCGTAATGAGTACTTATGTATTTCATGCCACAATGAGAACGGAGTCCTTGAGGTAAAAACAACTGTGTTCAAGCGAGCATTGGTAGCTCTTACCAACGCACTACCAAACACACAACCAAGAGTTCAATGCTATCTCCATAACTACGGCACCGACTGCGATGACAACATCAAACCTCGCGGAGCCTGGGGTGGAAAGTCATTATGTAACGTACATGGCAAAACTCCACCTAAGCCTGAAAAGGCCACTAAATCTTAAGCAGTACCATCTGCTTACAGAAGCGGGTAAGTAATTGTGCACTTACCAGCTTAACACAACTGCACATAAAATGAAGAAACGAAGAAAGGAATACCGATGTCAACAGCGACACCAGTACAAGCAGCATCACTTTATACAGCAGGTAAATCAGTAGTAGAGGTAGCTCAGGAGCTAGGTATCACATACGGTAAGGCTCGTAAGCTCATCGCGGACTCAGGGACTCCTATCCGCAACACTTCCGATAGACTTAAGGGTAAAACCCGTAAGGCTAAGTAACCCAATGGGTAACCTACTAAACTATCTACGCGAGGTAGCTTGGCTAGCTTTGTCTGCCATGAGCCTTGCGGTACTAACCGTCGTTCTGGCGCTCATCACCTCTACGAGCGGGGAAACCCTCTTGGCCTTGGGATTAGCCTCAGTAACGCTGGCACTCCTCTCTATGAAGGAGTAACATAAATTACAGTGGGACAGGCACCTACGGGTGCCTGTTTCATTTTAACTATGGTATAGTTATCACCAGGCAAACAGCCTACTACGGAGAGACGAAAGGAACGACAATGTCATCCCTTCTTATCTCCGGCCCTATGCAAGCGGTAGAGGACAGACACAAATCTGAGAAGCATAGCGGTAGCAAGAAGCTCATTGGAACATCAATGGGTTGTCCCATCCCCGACCTAAGGAGGCGAACTAGCGTTGCAAATCACAACACGTGCCATAGCAATGTCGACCGTAGCCTATATTACGGCTCTAACAATTGGTGTTGCGGGAGTAGCTGCAGTAGCTGCTAACGCAACCGAAGTACAACTTACACCTACAACCAAAGCCAAAGCGGTAGAGGTAGTAGATCCTCTGGACAAGTTCAGAGGTGCAAAGACTCTTACCAACGACGAGCTTATCGAGCTCTTGTCTGCGGTGGGATTCGAAGGCAAAGCCTTACGGACTGCCTGGGCTGTCGCCATGAAAGAATCCAATGGCCGACCAGTGGCTCACAACGATACGGTAAGTACCGGTGATAACTCATACGGTATATTCCAAGTTAACATGATTGGTAGCTTGGGTAAAGACCGTCTTGCTCTATTTAATGAGAAGTTCGGTATGCTAAAGCCTACCGAGCTATTCGACCCAGTTACTAACGTTCAAGTCGTGCACTACATGACACAAGGCGGTACGGACTGGTCTTCATGGGGCTTAGGACCCAATGCCTACGATGGCACTGCGGGTGAGCATCTCATTACCAAATGGGAAAAGCAATTCCCTAAGTCAACAACAAAAGGTTAGGATTAAAATAAGCCTATGGAAGATATGGAAGATATTGAAAACATCGACACCCCTGCGGTAGCTGATGAGCCTGTTGCGGTTGCGGTAGAGGAAGTACCTGTTGCGGTTGTAGAAGAACCTACTCCTGTTGCAGAGCCTGAGCCTCAGCCTGAACCAACACCAGCTCCTGTTGAACAACCACAAGAGCCAATGCCTGTAGCTAACGCTGCAGTTACTGGCGATGTGGATGAAGTCCTTCTCAGCAAATGTGTATATGAGAATAAGTTCGAGCGCAAGTCTCTAACCATTCATCATATTCAACGTCGCCTTGAAGAGCTTGGCTACAAGGATGTTGTTGGAGATCGTGATGGCTGGCTTGGTGAACTCACCATGATGTCAGTCAACCAGTTCCAACAAGACAGAGGATTGGACGTCACTGACAAGTCAGTTGATGTTAATACATTCCTAGCTATCTTTGCTGGAGATCCAAACGTAAATCCAATCGTATAAATTCTTAAAGAAGGAAGACCACCTCATAGCAGGTGGTCTTCTTTTATTTTCTCACAAAGTAGAAAAAATATTCGTTATAGAAAAAACGCTCGAGACACTTGACGAACTGTCGAAAACAACCAACTACCCATTCTCTCGTCCAAGGTACTTAACCATAAGGTACCGATTCTTCGAATTGTACATCATCTTATCACCGCAATTTGTACATAAACGTCTTCGAAGATGATATAGTTTCACTATGGCGCATACACCCGATCTTCCAAAGAGTGAGCAAGAGTTCCTTGCCACGCTTGTGAAGGATCAATTGTGGAGCCGCGTCCAAGATCTACACGATGCTGGTTGGACCTTGCAGTCTATTGCTGATGCGTTTACACCCGCCAAGCGCCGAAGCACCATTCGCTCCTGGGTAGTCAAAGAAATCACCCGCCACGAGTTTATCACCGCGACCCCTACGCCTCCTGTGAAGAAGCCTCGCTACGTAAGGCAACGTCCAAAGAGCCCAGGTATTCCACAAGATGAGCAGTTGCGTATTGCGCGGCTGTCGCCTCTTGCTCGGCGTTACCGCTCACGAACAACAGCCTCGTCTGCTTCTTTCACCGCGAATAATGAACTAACTGTCATCGCAGGAGAACTCTATCTAAAGGGTGTTACAGTGTCAGAGCTTGCCCGTGCGTCAGGGGTTACCTACCGCGCGATGAAACGTCGCGTAGATAAGGCACTTCAATGAGAGTACGTCACGACCTGTTTCCCGCTAACATCACGGTTGTCCCTCCCGACATCACCGATGACTTCAAAAGTGTCCTTGTCTCTTCTTCTTCTCATTTAGTTCATACTGGCGCTCGTTATCTCGAGAAAGTACGCCTTGTTGTCCTAGAGGACGACGAATCTCAAGTTCTATTAGTCGCGGCAGATCACCACACAGGGCCACGGCTTATCTTCTCAGAAAGACTCCAAGACCTAAACTGGTCTGGGAATAAATCAGATGACTCACAGGCGATTACCCGCTCTGGAAAGATCATCGCGTTTAAGTACGTCAAAGGGTGCAATTGCGGCTCACGCCTTCGCTCCTGGAGCCCGTACCAAACGATGGACTCAGTAAAGGACCCAACAACATGACACTAACCGAAATGACCACCTTCAATCCATTTGAACACTTCCAAGTGATGTCTGTTCTTAACTTCATCATCCTCGCCCTTGCGGTGTTTAGAATCACTCGACTTATCATGCTAGACGAGATTCTTGCCCCTGTTCGCAATGTCTTCTGGGAAAAGTTTCCACCGGAGTCCTCATACCTAGGATTCCTATTCACTTGTGAGTGGTGCGTGTCCATGTGGATAGCGCTCCCGGTAGTTCTTTTTTATGCTGCTTTTCCAACTATGACTTTGCTCATTGGGTGTATATTTGCCTTGTCGGCAGTATCAAGCCTTATAACCGCACGATTAGACAACTAACCATGTTGTCCAAGAGTTCCGTTAACCAACGACGAGGAGTGTAGCGTGGCTGTATTTAAGCGTGATAATAATTCACGCCCAGGCGGTAACCGTGCACAGCGTAGAGCTGCGCCACGAACAACCGCGCCCCAGGCTCCTACGTCATTTAATATTGATCCAATGTCTAATCAAGCACAACCTGTTGCATACTCAACTCCGCGAGCAATGACTGCGGCAGCAACTCAAATCAAGCTTAACGATAAAGGCGAAGTTGAATACTTCAAGCAGCGCCGCGCAGGAGGGTCTACCGACTGGCAAGGCGAAGCGTGGGAGTACTACGACGCTATCGGAGAAATCAAGTATGCATTTAACTTGGTTGGATCTGTTGTTTCACGTATCCGTTTATATGCGGCTGCGGTTGACAATCCTTCAGAGTCTCCAGTAAATGTTAACAACAGCAATGTTGTTGACGAACGCTTAGCGGCAGCAGCCGAGCGCGCGCTCGCGCGCTTAGACTCCGCGTATGGCGGACAAGCTGGTCTCCTAAAGGACGCAGCTCTTAATCTTGTTGTGTCTGGCGAATGCTACCTTGTTCAGTTTCCAGCACGCGCAGGCAGCGGAACACAAGAATCTTGGGACATTAGATCTACAGATGAATTGCAGGTTGACGCACGTAATAACTATGTAGTTGTTCCACGCCGTGACTTAGCAAGTGGCGGACGCACCGGCATGAATGTTATTCAACTTCCAAAGACTGCGTTTGTTGGACGTATCTGGAGAGCTCACCCACGCTACTCCGAAGAAGCAGACTCTTCATTGCGCGGTCTCCTAGATCTTTGCGCAGAGCTACTTTTGCTCAACCGTACGTTCCGCGCGACTACTCGTTCACGCTTAAACGCAGGAGCTCTGTACTTACCAGACGGACTCAGTGTTGCTGGATCTCCTGACCCAGATTACCCATATGATGATGAGAATGATCTCAACCCAGGGCTAACTGTTGAAGAGGCAGAGGATGAGTTTGAAGATCAACTCATCGACGCTATGACAACTCCTATTCGTGATGAGGATTCAGCATCAGCAGTAGTTCCACTTATTATTCGTGGACCTGCAGAGCTTGGCGACAAAATTAAGCAGTTTAAGTTTGAGCGCTCGTTTGACCCAGCACTTGCACAACGCGCAGACCGCGTACTAGAGCGTATCCTCCAGGGACTTGACGTTCCTAAGGATATCGTTACAGGGCTTGCAAACGTTAAGTACTCTAACGCCCTTCAAATTGACGAGTCCCTATACAAGGCACACATTGAACCGTTGATGCTTTTGATTGCTGACGCTCTTACAGTTGTTTACCTACGACCAGCGCTCATCGCTTCTGGCTTCACTGAAGAAGATGTAAAGAAGATTGTTGTTTGGTATGACCCTTCACAGGTTGCTACTCGTAACGACCGCGCGGCTGATGCTGATTCAGGCTTTGACAAGATGGCGATTTCTTACGAGACATGGCGTCATGCTCACGGCTTCTCAAATCAAGACGCTCCAGATGCAAAAGAAATTGCAATCCGCATGATGATTGAAAAAGGAGCTATCTCTCCCGAGCTTACTCAGGCGATGATTGCAGCCCTTGCTCCAGAAGTAATGAAGAGTGTTCGTGATGCGCAGCAGGCAGATTCAGTAGCGCCAGTACCTCCCGAGGTACAACAGATTCTAGAGCAGCAAGGTGCACCAGCGCCAACACCAACAGAGGCACCAGCGCAGCCAGAAGCAATTCCACCTAGCGCTGCACCGGCAGATGACATTTCCAATCTTATTGACAAGGCAGTAGAAGGAGCGTAAGAATGAATCACAACATGCGTGCAGAGAAGCCAGAGCTTGTAGAAGCTCTTGCTCGTCTTCTAGGTAACAACGTTGTTTTCTACACCAAGGCGCACGGACATCACTGGAATGTTACTGGCCGCGACTTCTCACAGTTCCACGACTTCTTTAGCGACATCTACGAAGACGCCTTTGCGCAGTTTGACCCTGTTGCAGAGAACATCCGCAAGATGGGTGCGCTCACTCCTTATCGTCTTTCAGACTTTGCAAACTTGTCTAGCATGTCTGACATGGAGGTTGGCTCAGACGCGATGCTCATGTGTCAGGACTTGTTAGAGGCAAACAACATTCTTATCGAGTCAATCAACGTAGCGTTTAAGATCGCATCAGATCTTGATGAACAAGGTATTGCAGATTACCTCGCGGGCCGAGATGACGAACACAAGAAGCTACGCTGGAAGTTAACATCATACCTTTCTCCAACACGAGCAGATAGCTTGGGAAAATCTGACGCTGTTCAACCTATAAGTGTAGACATGACTGATGTAGTTGTGCCTCCGGTTGAGCAGCTGATGGATGACGCAAATGGCTGCGCACTCTGCGGATATGGCGAGTGCATGTGTCCGTCAAGCGATGGTGGAGTTTGTCTTTGTGATGAAGACTGCCCATGCCACCACTGCCATGTTGTTATGGGTGGCTATGAAGCGTTTCAAGCGCAGCAGCAAGAAGCACTTACGGCAGCAGGAATTATTGTTGCTGAAGAGCAGGACCTTGCAGCAGCTCTTCTAGAGATTGCTGAAAAGCATGGCAAGTTTAATGAGGACCGCACAGGAATCTGGGCAGGATACACTCCTGCGGCTGAAAACGAGTACAAAGCAATTGGTGTTAAGTGCATCAATTGTGTTCTGTACGAAGGTCCTGGCGTTTGCAAGATTATTGCACAGCCTATTGAAGACGAAGGCAAGTGCCGCTTTGCAGTTATCCCTGACGGAGTTGTTAAGGTAGAGGACGACCAGATTACTGCAAGTGCTGCTAACTTTGATGAGCCATTTGATGAGCTGAGCGCTCACGAATACGACGCTTTAATTGCTGCTGGTAAGAGTCCTTGCTGGGACGGTTACAAGCAGGTCGGTATGAAGAAGGGCAAGAAGGGGAACATGGTTCCTAACTGTGTCCCTGTTGATGCAGCAGACGATTCAGAGTTTGCAGCTTCACGCCGCGCTCCTAAGAAAGACCGCATCTACGGCTCAAAGAAAAATAAGCCAGGATCTGCTGCAGGCTCAAAGAAAATTGTTTTCTCTGACAAGGTAGAAAACTCTCTTCGCAATAAGGTAGAAGCGCATAACGAAAAAGCAAAGCCTGGACGTAAGGCAACGCTTCCAATGCTGAAGGCAGTCTACCGCCGTGGCGCTGGAGCATTCTCGTCTAGCCACAGACCAGGTATGACTCGTGACGGTTGGGCAATGGCGCGTGTTAACGCGTTCCTTAAGCTTCTTAAGAGTGGACGCCCAGCTAATCCAAATTACAAGCAGGACAATGATTTGCTCCCTAAGGCTCACCCTAAGTCATCTCGTGGAGAAGCTGCAGTTCTACAGCATGAACTTCTGCAGGTAGCTCTTAAGTCTGCAGACGAGTACGGCTCGCCAGAGCACGCAATTTTTTCTATGGCTGAATATTCAGGATTAGGATACGAAGTGATCCCAGCCTTACGAGGCGCCTGGCTACGTGGCGTCCGTGACGGTGATGTACCATTCTCACGAGCATATGAACTAGCAACAAAGCTGTACAGCAGTAAGGACGCAGACCTCCTGCCAAAAAAGAATAGAAAGGCAACAGGAGAATAACTATGGACTCACCTATCAACCGCATGATTGACCGCAACTTTAATCGCAAGGTAGCGCAGTCGACCAAGGCAAAGGCTAAGCGCACAAAGGCGTTGAACGACCAAGTCCTTTCTCTTGTTCATGCTGCCAATGAGACTGCACTCCCAGAGCGTCACGTCACTCCTCGCGCTGCGCTTATCGTTATGGCTCGCGCTATGAAGGAGCTCGCGTCTCTCCCAGAAGAGTCTCGCAACTACGGTGTTCTCCGTGAAGTTACAAAGTTTATTAGCTTGAACCAGAAGACTCTTCTAGCGAGTGTTAGCACAAAGCATGCAGACCTTCTTCCTAAGGGTCACCCGCTATCTCCGCTTAACGCGTCATTGACAGACGATGATCTACGTAAGAAGTACTCAGCGTGGATTGCAGCTGACCCTGCTATTGCAGATGACGCTCGCCCTCTTGTTGCTATGGCTCACTCGCTTCCGCCAGAGTCTATTGAGCGCGAACACGCATTCTTACGTCTCCGCACTTTGCAGGCGTCTGCAGTTCCTGCCTATTTTAAGATTGACGATGTAACTGCACTCGTTGCTGCGTTTAGCGCTGGCAACTCTTCTGCAGCTCGTCGCGCACGTGTAGCTCTACAGTGGCGTGACCGTTTTGGTCGATGGGTTGAAATGGGACGTGGTATTAACTTCCGATTCCGTTTGCCTGACGGCTCTATTCAAGTCGCACGCGGCAACTACGTTGGCGCTGGTAGCAACAGCATTGTAGAGCGCACAGCTACAGGAACGTCATTAACATCTGAGTTTGGCCTTATTGAAGTTTCAGGAGTTCCTGGGCTTGCGCCTGGGCTGTACCCAGTTGGCAGCAGCAATGCAGCAGTGTACCAAGCGCGTATTCCAGGGATGGAAGCTCCAGAGGAACCATCATTCAAAGATCAGTTTGATCAAGACATTCCTTCAGTTTCAGATCTATCTGCTTCTCGTAAGGACTTGCCAATTGGTTGGAAGAAGCAAGGCCCTTACTATGTATCAGACGATAACTACGCAGTTATCCCTGGACCAACAGGTCGACCACAAGCGGTTACACGTCTCAGTGCAGACGGACGCCCATCAGGCACAGTTGGCAACGCGCGCGACTGGTCTGAGGTTAACGCACTGATTGAAAAAGATCAGCCAGAATTCGATAAAGAAATTGCACGCCTGGAAGAAGAAGACGGCCAGCTCCCTCTTGCAAGAATTCCTGGCGCCACTGCAGAAGATGTTATTGACGGTTCAGAACTTCTCAAGA